TTCCTGACGATGGCCTACATCGTCTTCGTCAACCCCGCGATCCTGTCGTCGGCCGGCATGCCGGCCGAGGCCGTCACGGTCGCCTACGTGCACTCCAATGAGGTCACCTACTCCTGGCACCACTCAATGATGGAACTCATAGCATGGGACATCGCCAACCACGGCCGTGTCATGGCCGGCGGCTACATCGCGATGCGGTGCGGCTCCGATGGTCTTGTGCAGGCTCGCAACGAGGCCGTACGGCACTTCCTGGACGACAAGACCGCCGACTGGCTGTTCTGGATCGACACCGACATGGGTTTCGAGCCGGACACGCTCGACCGGCTCATGGAGGCCGCTGACGCGGAGACCCGGCCGATGGTCGGCGGGCTGTGCTTCTCGCTGCGGGAGTCCGAACCGGACGCGATGGGCGGCTGGCGGACCACCCCGACCCCGACGGTGTTCGACTGGGCGAAGGTCGATGACCAGATGGGCTTCGCGATCCGCTGGGACTACAAGGCGAACACCCTCACGCAGTGCGCCGGAACCGGCTCGGCGTGCCTGCTGATCCACCGGAAGGTATTCGAGGCGGTCGCGGAGAAGAACGGGCCGGTCTGGTACGACCGGGTCCCGAACACCTCCACCGGGCAACTGATCTCCGAGGACCTGTCGTTCTGTCTGCGCGCTGTGGCGGCCGGCGTGCCGCTTTTCGTGCACACCGGTGTGCGGACGACACACATGAAACCGGCGTGGGTCGGCGAGGAGGACTACTGGCGCGGCCGGGTGTTCGAGCCGAAGTCGCTGGAGAACACGCCCGAACCGGAGCCGGCGGTGGCGCCATGAGCGATCTCGTTGTGATCGTGCCGTCCCGCGGCCGCCCGCACACGGTGGCCGAGATATCGGAAGCGTTCGAACAGACCTGTACGGCACGCACTGTCGCGTGGTTCGCCGTCGACAATGACGATGCGGAGGTCGAGGCGTATGCGGCTGCCGCGGGAGGGCGCGCGTACGTTGCTCCGGCGGACAACATCTCGATGGTGGATGCCTTGAACCGGGCCGCCGTCTACTTCGCCTCCGGCGCAGAGGGTCCCGCTGCGCTCGGCTTCATGGGTGACGATCACCGACCGCGCACGGAAGGTTGGGACCGCGCCTACCTCGACGCCCTAGATGACCTCGGCACGGGCATCGTCTACGGCAACGACCTGTACCAAGGCGAGCGGATCCCCACGCAGTGCGCGATGACCACTGACATCATCCGCACCCTCGGCTATATGGCCCCGCCCGACCTCAAGCACATGTACGTCGACAACGCCTGGCTCGCGCTCGGCCGCGCCATGGGCCGCATCCGGTACCTCCCGGACGTGGTCATCGAGCACATGCATCCCGTGGCCGAGAAAGCCGAGTGGGACGAAGGCTATGCCCGCGTCAACGCCCCCGAGGTGTACCGCCGGGATCAGGCCGTCTATGAGCGGTGGTTGATGGAGAGCTTGCCCGCCGAGGCGGCACGGCTGAGGCGGCTGGTCGCATGAACCGGCAGCGGCTCCGCCCGGCGTACGGACCGGAGGAACTCGCACGGATCTACGCCACCCCGCATGATCACCGGCGCTGGCGGGACCACCACCTGCGCGTCAACGCCACCATTGAGGTCGCACGCTGGATGTGCGTCACCATGGGCGGTGTCGAGACGGCCGCCGACCTGTCCTGCGGGAACGGTGCGATCCTGTCCGCGATCCCCGCCCATGACCGGCACTTCGGCGACTACGCGCCCGGCTACGCCTACACCGGCCCGATCGAGCAGACCATCGAGCAGATACCGCCCGTGGACCTGTTCGTCTGCTCCGAAACCATCGAGCACCTCGACGACCCGGACGTCGTGCTCAAGTCGATCCGCGAGAAGACCCGCTGGCTGGTGCTATCCACGCCCGTGGACGCCTGGGACGACGACAACCTTGAGCACTACTGGGCATGGTCCCGTGACGGCGTCGAGGAGATGCTCACGGCAGCGAACCTCACGCCCGTCGTGTACTCGACGCTCGACTTCAGGCCCTCCGGCCTTCCGTACTGCTTCGGCATCTGGGGGCTGCGTTAATGGAATGGAAGCTGTTCGACGGCGACGTTCCTCACGTGTCCACGGCTGAGTTCCACGCCGACCGGGCGCGTGCCCGGCACCTGGAGCAGCCAGTCCACCGGCCGCGCCTGGAGTTGGCCGCATCGATGATCTCGACGGCGGTCAGCGTGCACACCGGCCGCGCCGAGCGCCTCCCGGCCCTATCCGATCTCGGCTGCGGAGACGGCGGCCTCCTGTCGCTTGTGCAGGACCGCCTCGATGCGGCGTGGGGATATGACTTCTCGCCGGCCAACGCCGAGGGTTGGCCGGAACGCGGCGTGAAGGCCGAGGCGCTCGATGTGTTCGGCGCCGACCGCGACCGCGTGCGATTCGGGGACATCACCTCGTGCACGGAGGTCCTGGAGCACATTGCCGACCCGCATGGCGCAGTCCGCTGGATCGGCGAGCACTCGACGTTCCTCGTGGCCAGCTCCCCGTGGAACGAGGGCCCGCATGGTCATGACGAATGTCACGCATGGGCTTGGGATCAGGCCGGATACCGGGCGCTGGCCGAGCAGGGCGGATTCCGAATCCTGCGGCACGGGACTGTCGCGCAGTTCCAGGTCGTCCTGGGGTGGCGGCCGTGAAAGTCCTCATCACCGGCTCGGCCGGGTTCCTCGGCCGTCACTTCGAGCGCGCGCTCACCGGACGGGGCCATGAGCTGACGCTGATCGATGTCGCTTACACGCCGCTCTGCGATGCCATTCCGCACTTCCAACAGGATGGCCGCCGGTACGATCTCGTGCTCCATCTGGCCGCCGTGTCGCCGCACCGCGCGGCGATCGACGGCCGGGCGCTCGCGGTCGGCGCGGGGAACCTCGCCCTCGACAGTGCCTTGTTCGAATGGGCGGCCCGGACCCGGCCGGGCCGTGTCGTGTACTTCTCCAGCTCGGCGGCGTACCCGCTCGCGCTTCAGCAGAAGCCCGGCGTTCGCCTGCTTGAGGGCGACGTCTTCGGCTTCGAAGGCTACGGCGACGACATCGGCGAGCCGGACGCGATCTACGGGTGGGTGAAGCTCACCGGCGAGCGCCTCGCCGACGCCTACCGAGCGCAGGGCGGCGCTGTGACGGTCGTACGGCCCTTCTCCGGCTACGGTGAAGATCAGTCCGCCGACTTCCCCTTCGGTGCCTTCCGCGACCGTGCGCTGGCCCGCGAGGACCCGTTCACCATCTGGGGTGACGGCGCGCAGGTGCGCGACTGGATCCACGTCTCGGACATCGCCGGCGCCACCCTGGCCGCCGTCGAGCAGGGCGTGGACGGACCGCTGAACCTGTGCACCGGCGTCGGTACGTCGATGCGTGAGCTGGTCGAGCTGTTCACCGCCTCGGCTGGCTACCGGCCGGACTTCGAGTTTCACCCGGAGAAGCCGGCCGGCGTCGCGTACCGCGTCGGTGACCCAACCCGGCTGCACGAGATCTACATACCGAAGGTCACGATCGAAGAGGGCGTCAAACGGGCGCTGGAGGCATCGTGACCGTCACGAACGCCTACGTCACGGTCGAAGAGGTCCGCAGCCAGCTCGGCGACGTCATAAGCGCGCTCGACACCGGTCTGATGGAAAGGGCCGTCAACGCGTCCTCCCGCGCCGTAGACGACTACTGCGGACGCCGATTCTGGCAGGACCCGTCACCGGTGGCCAGGAAGTACCGGCCGCGCCGGGGCGACCGCCTCGACGTGGCGGACATCTCCACGACGACGGGCCTCGTCGTCGAGACGGCCACGTCGGCCGCGTGGACGTCGGCGACGACGTGGACGCTCGATACCGATTTCGAGCTCGGTCCGGACAATGCGGACGCGGACGGGCCGACGTACGCGTGGTGGCGGCTCACCGCGGTGGGTGGGAAAGTCTTCCCTCGCGCGCGGTTCCGCAGCGTGCGCATCACCGCGAAATGGGGTTGGTCGCAGGTCCCGGACCCGGTCGCGGAGGCGACCCTGCTGAAGGCGACGTCACTGTTCCTTCGCAAGGACGCACCGTTCGGCCTCGCCGGTCTCAACGAGTTTGGGCCGGTGCGGATTACCCGGGAGGACTCGGACGTGATCAAGCTGCTATCGCGCTATCAGAAGCCCATGGTGGCGTGATGCCGACCTTCGCCGAATTGCGCGACGCCCAGATCGCGGTCCTCGCCGATGCGCTTCAGGACGTACACCTGTATGCGAAGGTCGTCGACCGGGCGAACCTGCCCGCGATCGTCGTGGAGCCAGGCCCTGCGACGTTCCCGTTCACCATGGGCCGAGCCGAGGACGAGTGGAATTTCAACCTCGTCGTGATGGTCCCGTACACGGACGCCGCCATTGCACAGGACAAGCTCGACAAGTTCCTTTCCGGCAGTGGTCCGACGTCCATTCGGCAGATTTACATGCGGAACAAGACACTCGGCCGCAACGACGTTCTAGCCGCCTTCGTCACCGGGATGAGCGACTACGGCAGCAACTTCACCATGGCCGGCGTCGAGAACCTTGGCTGCCGTCTGGCTGTGACGATTGCAACGACCGGGCCCGCCTGGGAGTAGCGCCATGGCCGATGAGATCCGCCGCCTCATCGACGACATGGGGAAGATCCCGAAGGACCTGAAGGTCAAGCTGCGGCCGGAGCTGCGCGCGGCCGGCCAGATCGTCCGGGACCGGGCGCGGTTCAACGCCGCTTGGTCGAAGAAGATCCCGCCCGCAACCCGGGTCAGCGTCGGATTCACGAAGCGGAACCCCGGTGTGTCCGTGCAGGTCGGCAAGAACCGTGCCCCGAACGCCCGGCCGTTCGAGCACGGCGGCCGGGAGGGCTCGTTCCGGCATCCGGTCTTCGGCCACCGTGACCGGTGGGTCTCACAAAAGGCACGGCCGTTCCTGTACAAGGCCGCGGCCGAAGAGGCGCCGGAGGCCGAGCGGCGGATCGCTGCGGCGGTCGACAAAGTCACCCGCGACGCGGGTTTCCACTGATGAGCGCGGCCGTGGGGCCGTGGAAGGGAATGTCATGGCCCTGAGTACGACCTTCCTCGCGGACCTGGACGCGATCTACACGTCCGCGCTGGACTTGTCGACAACCACGAACCCGCTGGGGTTCACCCGGCAGATCAGCCTCGCGACCGGCACCGGCGCGGGCCAGGCAGACAAGATCTTCCACGACGAGCGCACGCTGACGGCGTCCTCATCGGAGAACCTCGACCTGGCCGGGACGCTGGTGGACGCGTTCGGCGCCACCATCACGTTCGCGCGGATCAAGGGCATCGTCGTCTACGCCTCCCCGGCGAATACAAACAACGTACTGGTCGGTGGCGCGGCCTCGAACGGCTTCATCAACTGGGTCGGCGACACCACCGACGTGATCGTCGTCCGTCCAGGCGGCCTGTTCACCCTCTTCGCAACGGATGCGACCGCGTACGTCGTCACCGCGAGCACCGGGGACCTGCTGAAGGTCGCCAACAGCGGCGGCACCACGTCGGTGACGTACGACGTCGTCCTGATTGGTGCGTCTGCGTGAAATCGGTCGTGGTCATTACCGATGCGTGAAATCGGTCGTGGTCATTACCGAGGTCGGCAAGATTTGCACAGGGTGCGATCAGGACCTGCCGCTGGATGCGTACTACAAGGAGAAGACTGGAACGCTCGGTCGGCGCGCAGAGTGCAAGAAATGCTGGTCGGCTAGGACCAAGAATGGCTACCTAGCCAACAAGGCGCATGTCGACGCTAAGAACCAGGCCTGGCGCATAGCAAATCCCGAACGTCAAGCGGCTATCTATCGTCGCAGTAGGCTTCGCAGCAAGTTCGGAATCAGCATCGAACACTACGAAGCCATGCTTCGGGAGCAGGGCGGCTGCTGCGCTGCTTGCGGTAGGTCCGATAACGGTGACCGCAGGTTCGAGAGCTTCGCTGTTGATCACGACCATGAGACCGGAAAAGTCCGTGGCTTGCTGTGCTCGCCTTGCAATTTGGCGCTGGGCCATGCCGGTGACGACCCGGATCGGTTGTTGGCCCTGGCTGCCTACGTACTTCAAAGCACGGATGTGCTCGCAGAAATGGAGCAGCGATGACCAGGATGCGCCACCCGCACCCCGGCGTGACCGGAGAGATCAATATCCCGGACGAAGCCGTCGCGATGCATCGGATGTCCGGCTGGGCCACCGAGGACGAGAACCCGGACCTGTTCAACACCGACGAGCCGCCGGCCAATGAGGGCCAGGAGGACGAGCTGGGCGATGACGAACCCGGCGAGCAGAGCAAGCGCCCGCGCCGGTCTCGGCCGCGTGCGACCAGCGAAGGGAGCAAGGAGTAATGGCCGCACCGGACATCACCCCGGCAACCAGGTACATCAATGTCGGCACGTCGAAGCCGTACTGGGTGCCTTCGATCTCGAACAAGGCCGCGCCGACGCGCGGTGAGCTGAACGCCGGCACGAACCTGTCGGGCGACCTGAATGCCGCCGACGGCTGGAAGACGACCTCTGATCAGGTCGAGACGCCGGACATGAACTCGCGCTTCACTTCCAAGATCCCCGGCCGTATCTCCGCCGACGACTCCAGCCTGACCGTGTACGCGGACCTGGGCGGCGTGGACGCACGAGCACTCATGCCGGTCGACACGAACGGGTTCATCGTCTGGCTCGACGGCGGCGACGTGACCGGCAGGAAGATGGACGTCTACCCGGTGCGGGTCGCGTCTCATGGCAAGGAGCGCAGCACCGAGGGCAAAGACGCGGCCACGATCGAGATCACGTTCTCGATCACCTCCCAGCCGGCCGAGAACGTCACCATCCCGTGATTCTCCGGCCTGAGGGCCGCATCGCGACGGTGGCATTCACGGCCGCGTTCGCTGGCTCCTGTGGCTTCCATGTTCGCGCTGGCCAATGGATCAGCGCGGCAATCGATGCGGCCGTGACCGCGCTACTGACATACATCTCTCTCCGCGACCTGCGGAGGGCGAAGGGAACCCGAATGAGCCTGCTCTCCAAGGGCGAGATCTTCGCCGCCGACGACCGCGCCACCGAGGACGTTCACGTCCCGGAATGGGGCGGTACCGTCCGCCTGCGCGGCCTCTCCGGCGCTGAACGGGATGAGTTCGAGTCGTCTGTTAACAAGGTGGTCGGCAACAAGGTCGTTCGGGACACGCGCAACTTCCGCGCTCGGCTGGTCGCGCTCAGCGCGATCAACGAGGACGGGACGGCCTTGTTCGAGCAGAACGAAGTCGCGGCGCTCGGCCGCCGCTCCAGCGCGGCCTTGTCCAGGCTGTTCGATGCGGCCTGCCGCTTGTCGGGCCTCAACGATGAGGACGTCGAGGCGCTGGAGGGAAATTCCGAGCCCGCCCCGAGCGGGCCTTCTATTTCCGTCTCGCAGCCCAGCTCGGCGCCCGCTCTGTCTCCGAACTCCTGGCCGGCATCAGCTCCCACGAGCTGAGCGAGTGGAGGGCGTACGAGAACCGCTACGGGCCTCTCGGGCCCTCCCGGGCGGATTACCTCGCCGCGCTGATCGCATCGACGATCGCCGCCGTCAATAGCGACCCGAAGAAAAAACCGCCGACGCTGACCGACTTCTTGATCGACTGGGAGGAGGGCAGCCGTGGCGACGATCCGTAACCTCATCGTCAGGATCTCGGTGACGGAGAACACCGACAAGGGGATCCGGCGGGTCACGACGTCGCTGCGTGAGACGAACCGCGAACTCGACTCGGCGAACAAGAGCAGCGGCCGGTTCGGGTCGACGTTGAGCCGGCTCGGCCGTACGTCGATGGGCGGGTTGACGAGCGGCCTGTCGGCGGTCGCGAAGTTCACCAAGACCGCCGTCATCGGCCTCACCGCGGTTGCAACCGCTGCGGCGTCCCTGAACACGGTCGTGCAGGCCGGTGTGGCGCTCGCCCCACTCGCTGGTGGTCTCGCGCTCCTCCCGGCCGTTGCGCTTGCCGCCGGGGCAGCGATCGGCACGCTGAAGCTCGCCGTGACGGGCGTCGGCGACGCGTTCAAAGCGGCGATGGGTTCGGACCCAAAGAAGTTCGCCGCCTCCCTTAAGGACCTCTCCCCGGCCGCGCGTTCGGTCGCGACCGAACTGCACCAGCTCCGGCCCGAACTGATAGGGATCCGAAATAGCGCTCAGCAGGCGCTGTTCGCGCCGCTGGTTGGGCAGCTGACGGCGATGGCCCGCGTGCTGGCCGGGCCGGTCCGTACGGGTGTGGCGCAGGTCGCCGGTCAGTTCGGCCAGGCCGGGCGGCAGGCCGCACAGTTTGTGCGGCAAACCGCGACGGTGGCGGTGCTCCGGCAGTCGTTCGCGACCGTGGCGGCGTCGATCCACCAGCTCCTGCCCGCGATGCAGCCAGTGCTGGTGGGTTTCCGGAACCTGGCGTCCGTTGGCCTGACGTTCCTGCCGGGCCTTGCGAACGGTGCCAGCCAGGCCGCGACGCGGTTCGGGGTGTGGCTGCAGCAGATCGTCGCGTCCGGCCGGGCGGCGCAGTGGATCTCCAACGCGCTCGCGACGCTGCGTCAGCTGTTCGGTGTTGTGTCGCAGGTCGGCGGGATCCTCAAGAGCGTGTTCTCGGCCGCCTCGGCTGCGGGCTCGAACTTCCTCGGCGTGATCGGCGGTGCTCTCGCCCAGCTCAACGCGTTCCTCAAGACCACGGCCGGCAAACAAGCGCTGACGTCCCTGTTCCAGGGGCTGGCGCAGATCGGCAAGTCTCTTGGCCCGGTGATCGGCGCGATCGTGACGCAGCTCGGCGCACTGGCTGGGCCGGTCGGTCAGCTGGCGACGCTGGTCGGCCCGATTCTGGCGACCGCGATCAATGCTCTCGGCCCGGGAATCGCCGCACTGGCGCCGGGCGTGCAAGCGCTGCTGGGCGGCCTTGGCGGCGCCGTCAAGGCGCTCGCTCCCGCGCTGGTGCCGCTCGGTCAGGCGCTTGCGCAGATCGGCGTCGCGATCGGCCCGATTCTGCCTCTGGTGGGTCAGCTGGTCGGCCAGCTCGTGAAGGCGCTCGCTCCGATCCTGGGTCAGCTGTTCATCGCGCTCGGCCCGCTCGTCGCCGTCGTCGTCCGTGTCGTCGTCCGGGGTGAGGACGTCCTTCACCTTGTCGGTCAGGGAGCGGGCGGTGCGTTTGGCGCCCGCCTTGCCGATCGTCTTGGCGACCGGCCCGCCGCCGAAGAGTTCGGGCACGGTCTTGGAGCGCGAGTCGTGCTCGAGGTCGAGGCGGTTGCACGCCTCGGCGAAGCGCAGGTAGGTGTCGACGCTGGCGACCACGATCCGCGCGTCGATCTTGAGGATCTCGATCCCGACCAGCGAGACGCGCACGAAGACGTCGATCACCATGCCGCGGTCGAGGATCAGCTCCATCACGTCGTAGAGCGTTCCGGCGCGGGGCGCACAGACGATCTCGTCGCTGTAGACGGTCATGCGGCGGTCCTTCCGGGAGACTTGGGCGACGGCCCGGTCACTGGTCCTGGGCACCGCGCCGGTAACGGGCGATCCAGCGGTACTGCACCAGCTCGCCCGCCGCATCCAGCTCCACCCGGTACGTCGCGAGCAGGCTGGTGGTGTCGGGGATGCGCGCCAGTTCGAGCACGTCGACGTCGACGACCCAGCCGTCGTCCTCGCCCCGGCACACCGCGGACACCCCTTCGAGGCGGTGGCGGATCAGCTCCGTCAGCTCCTCGGCGGCACGCCGGGCGGCCTCACCGGCGTCGCGCACGGTCCGCCGGCGCTTGGTGGAGGCGGCCGCGCCGCGCCGTCGCTCGTCGGCTCCGGATTCGGTCATGCACTTCACTCTCGCCGCGGCGGCCGGTACGCGCGTGTACAGATAGGCCATACGGGCCCGGCCCGTGGTCCGGGACGAGCCCGGGCCGCGAACGGCGAACCCGCGCCGTGGCGCGGTCCAGGTGCTCCGGGGGAGACCCGCGGGTGACCGGCGCACTGCGCGCCGGCATGGGCGACATG